CCTACACCAATCCTTGCAGCTTCTGTAGGTATGGCGAGAGCCTTCCCAGGCTTTGCATTGACAGTGCCGCCATACTCAAGCAGGGCTGCTCTCCTGAGTGTTGACCCATAGTAGCCATAGTGATCACCCTTTTTCCAATAGGTAATGTATGATTTTGCCAGGGTGCCAGTTCTCCAGGTGATCTTCCTACGGTGTGTCTTTGTACTCTCGGCATTGCCCCTGAGAAACCATTTCTTTTTGTGCCTCTCTTCTACCCTCTGTAGGCCATCCCTGACACCAAGCGCAATGGCCTTGTCTACCTTCTTTTTCAAGGAGCCATCTTGAATGTCTTTGACACCCTTGAAATTCATTTCATACCAAGTCTTCATCTTGCCATTATCCTGTATGGCTTCCAGGCTTCAGCTGCTTCCTTTATTACACTGTCTCTGTCTGGTGACACATCTTCACCTGCAGATGAGATTGAATCATATCCCACTGTTCCCTTCAGTCTCTGCTGTTCTATCTTCATCTGTGCGAGGGCTCCCGCCACAACCCCAGCAGGGATGACCGCCCAGCCTCCCGTGTACTGAAGCTGCAATGACGGGAACCCTGTACCCGCTGTCCAGGTGCCGCCCAGCTTGTAGATCCTGCCCCTGACCCTATCAAGGAACAGCTCACTGTCAGCTTCAGTGTAGGTGGTGCTGTCGCCAGATCTGGTATGCTCAATCACAGTCACTGTGGCAGATGCTATCGGGCGGGAAAATGAAAAGGCTGTGTTACCATCTAGGGGCATTACATATTCATCAACAGCACCTTCAGTGATCCTAGATCTCTGGGTGTATGTCTTGAACTTGTCAGATACAATGTTGATCAGCCTGATAGCTGTTTGCTCATCATTGATATTGCCCCATTCCTTGGCTTGTAGCAGGGTCAAGATGGGATCAGCTGTGATTGTATCAGGCATCAGATAGGCTCCTTTACTCTGATAGTCACAGGCTCACAATAGTCTTCATCAAGCACGCCATTTTTCACAGTGATCTGTGAGTCGTAGTCACCATGACTAGAGAAGTCGTAGGTGATGTAGTACAGCCCACTGTGTTCTTCCAGGGCTGTCATAGACAGGGCTGCTTCAATAGTTACGCCACCCAGGCTGAGCTTCAGGGTGAGGGTGAACCCAGTACCGTCCCACTTGTCACCGTACCCATCCCATATCTGGAATGTGAGCTGCCTTGCAGGAGCATTGGTGTATGTCTCAATCACAGGCCAGCTCTTATTATCACTCATGCTGTCTCCTGTCATCACCTGGATATCTGGGATCTGGCATGGGGCCTACCTTGTCTTGTCTCATCATGTTGCCATAGCCCACATCGGCCTTCTGCACATTGCAGATCATCACACTGCAGACTTCACCCAGCTGCACATCAGCTTTCTGATCACCCTTGAAATGTACCTTGGTCCACTTCATTTGGTGATGGTGCCTTTCTCTTCAGTGGTCAGGGTGCCTTTGATCAGGCCCTTCTCTTTCAGTTCCTTCAGCCTTTCGGGGGTCACATCACTGCTGGTGAATTTGTCCCCAGGCATGAGCATCTTCCCGTCAACAGACTTGATGTAGGTGTTTCCCAGATGATAGACACCCTTGGGCATCACTGGTTTCTTGATGGCTTTCTTTGCCAGCTTCTTTCCCATTCCAGATCCTTTCTTGGTGGCAGGGGCTGCATCGTCAGTAGGTGCATACAACCCCTGCCCAGTGGGCTAGGGAACTCCCTTTACAGCCTATGCCCAGCTGTTACGGAAATACCACGCCGGGTTATTCATGCTGAAGTCAGTGTGAGTGAACACCCTGATATCAGATGCATTCAACGGGAACCCTGCTCCGTTGGGGTTCACATCAACAGCCATCTTGCCACTGTTGGCGATCAGGAAGTGCTGGGGGTTGAACATGCAAGCCCAGTCTTTGGTGGTGTAGGCACCAGGATGACCCAAAATGGGAAATCCGATGATACGTCCAGGCACACCATTCACAGGATCTGCCCAAGCCAGAGCCTGCCCAACATTGGTCCCGACAGCACCTGCAGCCAGTGAGTAGATCCTATTGGGTGCAGTCACAATCACTGTCTCAGTGGTGCGGTACAGATGCTGGTTCCCGGCAGCAGCTTCAGCAATGAATGCCAGCCAGTCTGTGAGATCATTGCCACCAATGACAGAAGCACCCACATCAACACCAGCTTCAATCAGAATCCCATCTGAAGGTGAAGTCTGGGTTGCAGCTTCCTGACCGATGAGGAAGGAATCCTCTTCAGCCAGCACAATGGCTCTCAGCATTGCAGGTGCTATGGTTGAGGTATAGTTCACCCCAGGGGCACCAAGCAGCTCATTTGATACCGTGATATAAGACCCGATCAGCATCGGGTTCACTGTGTCCTGTGCATAGGTGGGATCAGTGGTGGGAATAGCTGCGTTCTGTCCGAGTACCCGATAGGCAGCAACGGGCTTGGCATTCTCCCTGTTGATCAGAGCAGTCTGACCAGCAGCCAGGGTCATCTTGGCCATCAGTGGCGTCAGGGTGCCATAGATGTCTTTGGCAGCATACAGAGTTGAGGCCATGACTTCAGGCACCAGATAGGCAGCCTCGGCAGCAGTGGTACTGTCTAGAGCCTTATGCTCATAGTCATACCCTTCAATCTGATTCTGATCAGACACCCTGCCAAACTTGGCATGCTCCCAGCAGCCTGACACCCATTTGCCAAACAGGTTGTTGAAGTCACGCTCACCAGACTTGCCATTGGTATGGGTCACAAAGTCTTTCAACTCAGCTACCCTGGCACCTTGAATGCCCAGCTTGGCTTCAAGATCAGCATTGGCTTTTTCCAGATCTACCAGAGCAGAAGCATTGGCTTCAGCAGTCTTGGCGGCTTCCTTGGCATCAGCAGTCAGCTCATCAACCTTGGGCAGCAGCTTTTCGGAAAGCTCTTTTAGGGCCTCAAGGTTCTTTTCTTCACTCATATCAGATCCTTCTGTTAAGGTTGTTTCCTTTCTGCTCTGCCTCCCTGCGGTCTCCTTCTATCTAGCCTGCTGCTGCTCTACTTAAAGGCCCTACAGGCTAGTCAAGCACCTGACTGAATTGATCAATCAGGTCTTTCACAACACCATCTATCTGCCTGCTCTTGCTGGCAGCTATGTAGTCTTCAAGGGTCTTGATCCTGGTTGAAAGCTCATTGAACCTGTCAATCAACTCACCCTTGACCATGCCCAGAAACCTATCATCAAAGTCTTCAATCTGCTTCAGCAGGTCAGGGTTTCTCATGATCATACCCTTGACTGCCATATTTACATCAGGATTTGCACCACGATTCACCCAGCTTACCTCTTGCAGTTCCGAATCCCAGAAGTCATATCCGCCCCACATGCTATCATCTGCATCCTTGCGCTTGCTGTAGTTGTCGGATGTGAAGCCCACACTGGTTTCTTGTATGACCTTACGCCTGACCTTGCCTTCAATCTGCATGGCAAACTCATCACCCACATCAAACTTTGGTACAAGGTGCAGCCCTTTACCAAGGTCGCTTTGGCCTACAAATGCTTTACCCCCACCTATGCTTGGCCTGTATGGATCATGAGACCACAGCATGACAGGGTGTTTGTTGAATCTGTCCAGAGCCCACCCACCACCCTTGTCTGTCTTCCCCTGATGTATGATGTCCTGATCAGAGTCGATGCTATCAGTGGACACCAGGGCAAGGATGTTGCCGGTATCTTCATTCTCTTTTGTCTCTATTCCTAGAGTCTTGATTACCAGAGATCCGTCATCCTTCAGGGGTATCCTAGCTGCGCTCATCATACTGCTCCTGGGTTATCGGAATAGTCAGGCACCTGCAATTTATTACCTGCTCTGGTCTGCCTGTAGGGTCTTGTGGGAAGGCCAGCCCACTCGGGAACAGCTCACCACTGCCTATCTTTCTGACCTCGCCGTCAGAATTCTTGTGATCGTTTCCAGGCTCATCCCTGGTGAACTCATCTATGTTGGTGATCCATTCATGGTGAGCATAGCCTTGCTCTTGCATATTGTTGTGTCTGCCAACATTGAATGCAGTGCCTATCTCAGTCCTGCCTATTGTCACAGCCCTGTTGACTTCAACATTGAAGCTGTTTCTGACGGAACCAGCCAGCTCACTCACTTCACCTTCATCACTTACTATCTGCATAACATCAGCCATCATCCTATCAAACAAATTAGACCCCATGCCATTAACTAAATTCTCCCTGTCTTGTATGAATTTCAATGACTGGGCTGACAGCAGGTCTGCAGGTTCCTTGCTGAATTGCTTGATCTCATCTGCAGTCAGTCTCTTGGTGAGCTGTTCTATTGATACCTCACCCTCGCCTGTAGCCTGCACAGATCTAGGCATGATGTTTTCAACATTCTGCTCGGCAAAATCAATAGTCATTGAGTCTGCAAATCTGTCTTGGAATTGCAGGGCTGCTGCTTCTGCTGTGTGGTTGTCGCTGATGGCTGTGTCCATCTCACGTTCTCCCAGCTTCTTGTACTTCAAACACAGTGCCCGCCAGGATGAAGCAACGGCCCTTTCAAGGCCAGCCAACTTCCTATTTCTGGCTATGAGTGTAGAGATATCCTTTGACCTCGCCAGTAGCACTTCATATGCAGGGTGCTTCAAGCCATTGTCAGGGGTCTCATCTTTCTCATTGTCAGCTTTTGCTTTATCAGCTTCACCCTGGGGTTCCTGTGGGATAGGTGCAGGCTCTGGGGCTGGTGGGTTGTCATACTCATCTATCAGCTTAGACAGAGGCACCAGTGAACCCTGCACCATGATATCATCAGACCCCGGTATGTTGTCAGTGTCTAGCCCCAGCTTCAGCCTTTCATTGATAACGTCCCAAGGTATGCCACCCCGGTTGAGGATCAGGGCTATCTGTGCTTGTTCCTTTAGATCCTCTTGAAGCCCTGCAATGTTGGCCCTGTCATATCTGAAGTACACACCAAAGGGCTGCAGGAACTCATCAAAGGTACTCTCAACAGCTGTCATCATAGGCAGCAGGGTTTGTCTCCAATAGATCCTGAGTCTGCCCATGAAGGTGGCATAGTTGGGCTCATCGTCCCTGCCTATCAGGGAAGGTGACAGCCCATACACCTGTATGATCTTCTGTTCTGCTGGCCCCATGCGGTCGAAAAGTGCATAGTCAAAGCCAGTGAATTTCGGGTCAAGTATGGTCATGCCGCCGGTCAACAGGGTGTCATTGGCAACCCTGGCTTTGGCTGTGCGCCTTGACCTCAGTGACGCCTGCAACTCTTCCTCTTGAGTAGGCAGCAGCTTTTGCTCTGTCTGATACACAAGGCCCTGTTCCCCGCCTCTGGCCATGATATCAGCGGTAAGGTTATCCCCATGTATCTCAGTCCATACAGAGCTTGCAGCAGCCTGCAGTGGGCTCTGGCCTCTGAATGGGTTGACTATGCTTGTGGTTTTATGGTGGATTATGTCTGTAGGTAATGAGCTGAATTGCATTGTCTCATGGTTGTAGTCCCAGCCCACAAGCCTCTTCTCATTTGTCACCTTTTCTTTCCAGTGCCTGGGATCATAGAATTGAATCAGCTCTGTAGGCTGCTGTGGGTTGTCCATTGTAATAAAGAACTCACCCCGATAGCCCAGCAGGGTGTAGATGTAGTCAAAGAATTGATTGGTTTCGTACCATGGATTTGGCTGAGCCATCAGCCTAGATATTGGGTGGTCATCAGGTACTATGCTTTCAGGATCATTCTTGTCTGTCAGTATGAGGAAGGGTGCATTACCTGCATCTACAGCAATCCTCCTGATACAGGCATAGGCTACTGCTGAGTTTTCATAGGCTGTGTGAATGGGGAATGATCCAGAAGTGAAAGTATCAATGGGCAAGCCTCTTAAAAAGGCTTCCTCTGGTGTAAGATTCTTGCCTATCAGGAGCCTGCCTATAGCCTTGAAACGATCAATCATAAAGCGACCACCCTCGGTGCGGGTTTGGCTAGTAAACTGCGGGCGATCCATAAGGCAATGAGCCGATCACCTGTATGATAGCCCATATCCGGTATCCAATCCAACATCTCTTTTCTCATCTCATCAAACTCTTCATGCTTGGGGAATCGCCAGCGGCCCATTTCTATGTCTGCAGCTACCCCTGGGATACCATATTCAATGTCCCTCTTCTGGCTAGTGGTGGTCCTGCCGGTAACATTTAAAGTCTTGACACTGCTTTCCTTTACACCCATAGCCTTCATCAGTGCGGCATCTCTGGCCATCTGCACTATGTAATCTTGAGCAGCATTGTTTTCAACTACAAATTGACCCATACCTGACCTCATATGAAACTTCTCATGAATGTCAATTATGGCCCTCAAGATGTCCCCTGCAGCTATTTGGTATGATTGTATGTTTATCACATTGTAATATTCCTTGCAATCCTCGACTGTTACAAACACAGTGAGATCATGTTCCTGCCCAGCCTGCACAGCAAGATCCACACCTGTTACTATTCTGTTGGGGCCTATGTACTGGTCATGCCATTCACAAGTGCCTGCCCACTGGTCAAGGTGAGCCTCTTTGAAGATGGCCATGCTGTCTGACATGGGGATGTTTCGGTAAGTAAGATCAAAGGCCAGGGTAGCTATCTCAGCCTTTATTGACTTCAGCTCACTCTCAGGGAACCTCTCAGGCCACAGCACTCCATCACCAAATGGATTTTTTGTGGCGTCAAATACTACGGAGTGCCAAGCCTTCCTGCTTATCAGCTCATGTGGCAAGTCATCTCGAGTCCATGCTGTATCAGTGACGTATGCTCTACCTGTCTTAGGCACAAGCCTAGTCATGACTTCCTTGGTGAACCTCTCAAGTACCTTGTTTCTCTGGTGCTTGCTTGAGGTATTCTCAAAGTCACAGGCATTGTCACAGAAGATGATGTCAGCCCTGGAACCTGATACGGCACCATCAATCCCATATGACTGGACCGATGCATCCTTCTGGTTGGCCGGGGCACCCTGCACCCTCAGTGCATTGCCTCTCCAGGTATCTACAGCCTGCCTGACCACACCCAGGGCAGGCTTCAAGTCAGGGAAGACAGCCTGCAGCCTTTCATTGGTGCCCATCTCCCTGTTAATTGTGCCCAGCACCTTTGAAGCCTGTGGCCCCTTGCTGCTGACTACCAGTATCCTCAAGGTGGGATCAAGGCCAAGCTCCCACAGAATACGCATGGTGATCTGGGTAGTCTTGCCAAACCCCACAGGGTACAGGATCACAGCCCTTCTGTGGGTGTCGAATATATCCTGAAGGTGGTCGTGGTGTGGTGCTTGTATTATGGACTTCTTGTCATCATCTTGGAAGCAGGCTTCAGCAAAGTATTTGAAATCGGCCTTGCATCTTTCAATATCAAATGCTGAATATTTTAGTTGGACTCTTCTGGCTGCATCTGCATATTCTTGAGCAAGTTCACTCATCAGAGCTGTTGACCAGCAGTGCATTATCTGCTAGCGATTCAATAGCTTTTATAATCAAATCTTGAATAGATGGGTCAGTAATTATAGAAAAGACTGCTGCCATAATGCGTTCCATCTCATTTCTTGCTGCAGTAATATTCAAGTTGATTGTTTTCTCATCATGCTTAAGTGCCACACCAGAAAGCTTGGCGATTTCCTGATCAAGCTGGTGTGCTAATTTGAAATCCCTACCCCTAACCCTGACAACCCCAGATGAATCTTCCTCGTTCCACCCTGATAAAGCCTTTCTACGCATCTGCCTGAGACTGGCTAGATACCTCCTTCTGCCCTCCAGCTCAGTCAACGCTGTAATATCAGCCCTGTGAGCTTTGTTAATTTCAACGATGTCCATCCGTATTGTCTTATATGAAACATTATACTGACTGCCGATAAGATCAGATATCTCCCCAGTCTGATAACCATTTAGCATCAGCTCTTCAACTACTCTCAGCCTCTTTCTTTTGGCTGCTTGCTTTGCTGGGTTAGCTGGCATTTGTCTGTGTTTGTCCTCTTGTTATTGGTCCAGAAGCTCTGCCTTTTGGCATGTGAATGTCTCCCAGCGACTAACAATTAGGTCCACATACAGAGGGTCTATTTCAACACCGAAACATGCTCGACCTTCCATTTCACATGCTATGATGGTTGTCCCACTTCCAAGGAAAGGATCGTATATTACCTGTCCAGGGCTGGAGTTATTAACAACAGGTCTCCTCATGCACTCTACTGGTTTTTGAGTGCTATGCCCAGTTTCTGATTTCTGGTGATCTATCTGCCACAGGGTGGTCTCTTTTCGACTACCAGACCAGTGGCCTGTTCCATTATTTTTTACAGCATAAAAGCAGGGCTCATGCTTGTGATGATAGTGCCCTCTGCTTATCGCCATTCTATTTTTGGCCCAAATTATTTGAGTCCGAATATCAAACCCTGAGAAAATTAGAGATTCAGCAACAATGTGGGAATAAGTCCCAGCATGCCACACATATGCGACTTCACCAGGGAACAAAGCCCATGCCTCTCGCCAGTCAGCTCGCTGGTCATTTTGCACTTTGCCAATTGCCCTACTTCCAAAAACTTTCCCGCTTGCTCTCACTGCTTCATTACGCCAGTTAGCATCATAATTCACCCCATAAGGTGGGTCAGTAACCATTAAATGAGGCTCAATCTGTCCCAGCAATTTGGAAACATCATCGGCACTTGTAGCATCTCCACATATGACCCGATGTCTTCCCAGCTTAAAAACATCACCCTGCTGAGATACAGCAGTCTCTTTTAATTTCGGTATATCATCTTTTCCAGATTCATTACATGAAGCATTGATGATGGCGAGGTCAATTTCTGACTGAGAGTATCCAGCAGAAAGAAGGTCTATCCCTGCTTCATGAAGGCCCATAATATTTTGTGCTTCCATGTCAATATCAAAGTCACTGCCTTCTTGTGTTTTGTTGTCTGCCAGCAGGTATGCAAGAGCCTCATCTTCAGTCAGGTGGTCAAGGATAATGCAGGGGACTTTTTCTAGACCCATATCAAGTGCAGCCAGCCTCCTGCAATGGCCGGCGATAATGGTACGATCACTCTGGATGAGGATGGGGTTGTTGAACCCGAAAGCTTCAATGGCCTTACTAACCCTTTTAACTTTTGATGCCCCATGAATCTTGGGATTTCGTAGGTCTGGCACCAGCTGGTCAACTGGTATAAAGATAGTATCCTTAACCATATTTATCGGCATCAAATAATCCTTTCAGTCAACCATCTGCAGGTCTCTGCCTACTGTTGGTGGTGGTCCTGGTGGGCCTTGATCTGTCCAGGGCTCACCCCACTCAGACCATAGCCCTGGAGTGTCGAGGTGGATAGCGTCCCACCCTCTGACTCTTACCGTTTGCGTCTGTCCTGGTGTGGTAGGGGCCAGCCAGAAGGCAAAGGTGGTGTCTCCCACAGCTATGCTATCAATGAAAGAGCTGAAGGTATCGACCACCCATTCAATCTCGTATCTGTCTACAGGGCTGCCTGTGGTTGGATGAGTCCACCACCATCTGATCTTTGGTGTGTCAGCTTCCATATCAAACCCAGATGCAGCCAGGATGTGCAGGGCCTCTAGTGGGCTCACAGGTGGACATTCACCCTCTGGGGGTACACAGGTAGTGCATACATGGGTGAAAGTCTCTGAGATGAAGTCATAGCCCTCTGAGTTGCCCTCTGAATCGTCCACCGTGGATGCAAATTGGTAGGTCAGGTTGTCAGCGGGTGCTTCCCAGGTGAGTGTGTCTGCTGTTGCTCCTGCATAATTCCAGCCCTCAAGCCCTGGCGCAGTCCAGTAGATGCCTACCAGCTCACCTTCCCAGGGTATGGAGCTAGAGACATCAACCACCAGGGTCAGGTCCAGGGTGCAGCAGGTGGTGTCAGGCAGGGCCTGTATGGTGCTGACAGGTGGCGTCTGTGCCAGTGCCTGGGTGAATGCTCCCAAGGCAAATCCCACCACAAAGGCAGCTACAACCAGCAGCAGCCATATCCCACTATTTCTGTTTTCCATTTCATTCACCTTTCTCCAGCTTCCATAATCCACTGAATGTGATTCAGTACCTGCTTGACCAGCACCAGGGCACTGACTGCCTGTCGGTATGTTTCCTTGCTTGCAAAGTCATCAGCCTGCAGGCACAGCTCAGCACACACATGCTTCAATGGTATCTGAGCCATGCCCACACAGGTCTTCACCATGCATAGATCTCTGAATTGTTGGGTCTTTTGAAATGCTGTTTGACCCCTTTCCTTTTTTGGTGTCCAGTCTTTCCTTCTGTGTTTTGATAGGCATGATCTGCAGTATGATTGTAGCCCATCTGATGTATTCTTGTTAGAGTAATACTCAGAAACCGGTTGAGGGTTCTGCTGCAGGCAGTCATCTGATCTGCAGTGCTTCTCATTCAGTTTGATCATCACTCTTTTTCTTTGGCTTGTGCCTCTCTTTCAGCTCATCATACTCTTCTGAGTATTCAATGTACCTTGCTCTATCCTCTTTCGTCATGAAATCAAGCAGCTCTTGAATGGTCCTGGGTGAGTAATTCTT